ACTATGAAATCAACACAGTTGAGCGTCAGTAAGAAATGGAATTCAATGATGAAGTCTGTTCAGATTGACGATGGTAAGGGCGGATTTGCTGTACCACCTATGCATGGGGTAGTCTACAATCTTCAATCAAATTTACAAAAGAACGATAAAGGTTCTTGGTATGGTTGGGTTGTAACTATGGACAGAATCATGGGACAAAAAGATAAGACTTTGTATTTAAGTGCAAAGGACTTTTCAGGAAATGTCTCAAAAGGTAACGTGCAAACAAAGGCTGATGTGGAAGAGACGTCAGATACTAAAACTCCGTTTTAGTTTTAGAAGGGGCCGCAAGGCCCCTTTTACATTCACAGGTAAAATAAAATGAAGTTTAAAAGTATATTTGAAGGTTTAAAAATTGCGTATGGACAATACCAAAAAGGTGAAAGAGGAGAGAACGGTAAACAACAAGGAAAAGCATTTATCGTTAGAAAAAAAATCACAGACGATTTATGGCAAAATCATGTCGAAGGTAAAGGGGCTGCACTTGGAATTATCCCAATTACCGAGTCCAATACTTGTAAGTGGGGGTGCATTGATATTGATGAGTATAATCTCTCTCATAGTAATCTTATATCTAGGATCCGCAGTTTAAAATTACCACTCATTGTTTGTAGAAGTAAATCTGGTGGCGCCCATGTATTTTTATTTACAAAAGAATTTATCTCTGCAGCACTTATGCAGAGCACACTTAAAAAGATTGCAAAAGTTTTAGGATACGAAGGTAGTGAAATATTTCCTAAACAAACAGAAATACTTGTGGAACGTGGGGACACAGGTAATTTTTTAAATTTACCCTACTACAATGAAATGAAAGGATTACGATATGCGTATGATGATGCTGGGAATGCTATTACACTTGATAAATTTTATCTACTTTATGCTGAAAAAGCTCTTACCGAAAGAGGAATTAGAGAGATTAAGATTACAGAGGCAGAAACGAATGAAGCATTTACATTAGGACCACCATGTCTAAACAAGTTAGCAATAACAGGGTTTGGTGAAGGTTCTAGAAATAATGCACTGTTTAATATTGCAGTTTATTATAAACAAGCAAAACCTGATACATGGGAAGATGAAATAGTAAAAGCTAATATTAAATATATGGAACCTGCGTTGAGCAATAATGAGGTTCAACAACTAATTAAATCCGTAAATAGAAAAGGATATGATAGGTATAGGTGTAAAGACGCACCAATTAACGCGGTCTGTCAATCGGGTTTGTGTAGAACAAAACGTTTTGGTGTAGGATATGGTGAAGAAGAAATGCCTGTGTTAGGTAATCTCACTAAATACAAATCCACTCCACCTCAATGGTTTTTAGATGTCAGTGGAACGCGGATCGAATTAAAATCAGAGCAGTTATACAGCCCACCTTTATTTGCACTAGCATGTCTTGATCAAGCTAATTTAGTTGTGCCTGTTCCAAAACCAAAAGATTGGAAACAATATTTTTTAAAACCAATGATGCAAAATTTACAAGAAGTAGAGCCGTTAGAATCTTTAGATCCAATGAATCAAATTACAGGATTACTACAAGACTGGACAACCAATAGACAATCAGCAAGAACAATGGATGACATATTTAACAAGTTACCTTTTACAGAAGAAGGCTTTACATATTTTAGAATGGATGATTTTTTTGCATTTTGCAAAAAGAATAATTGGGATCAAGATAAAACTAAAACAGGTTAGAAAATGTTTTTGTAGATGAGGTCAGGATACCAATTAAAAAACAATACCCAAGACTCATCAAAATAAAAACCATGAAAAAAGTAGAAACAAGTATATCAAAAGTTGAATATCACAAGGAGGCGTTCTGATGAAAAACATATTAGGTATAAATTGGAATCTAAAATATAGATTGGAAAAAGGTAAGAATGAAATCTTAAGAATGAAAATAGATATATTAAGGAAGAGGTTAGCAAAATATGAAAACTATAATACTTGGTCCCCCAGGGACAGGCAAAACGACAACGTTATTGAATTTAGTAGATCAATTCATACAACAAGGGATTAGGCCAAAACAGATAGGATACTTTTCTTTTACTAGAAAAGCAGCAAGAGAAGCAGCAACAAGAGCAGCTGAAAAGTTTGGTCTTGATGCAGAAAAAGATTTAGAAAATTTTAGAACTTTACACTCTTATGCTTTTAGTCGTTTAGCCATGACAAAAGAAAAAATGATGACTGCTGATGATTACAAAGAGTTTGGTAAGATGGTAGGTATACCAATTAAAACAGGTAAACATTCAGAAGAAGATGGTACATTTAATTCTGATAATGAATATTTAACTATTATGAATACAGCTAGAGTAAAACGTATGGACTTATTAGAGTATTATGATTCTAGACAAAACATATTAGACATAGAAAGAGATACACTTTACTTGTTGTCTGAAGAATTAAAAAGATACAAGAAAGAAAAAGGATTAAAAGATTTTACAGATTTATTAGAAGATTTTATTACACAAGAAACTAAACAAAGTTTTGAGGCATTGTTTATTGATGAGGCACAAGACTTATCTCTTATACAATGGGACATGGTTCGATCTATGTGGGCTAATGCAAAGAAAACTTATATAGCTGGTGATGATGATCAAGCAATATTTAAATGGGCTGGTGCAGACGTAGATCACTTCATTGCACTTAAAGAGGAAGTTAATGATATCAAAGTATTAGATCAATCATATCGAATACCAGGTGGACCAATACATGAGTTGTCCCAAAAAATAATTAGTAAAGTACAAAATAGATTTGATAAAGATTATAAACCTAGAACTGAACATGGGATATTGCGTAGATATTCTGACGTTACACAGGTTGATATGTCAAAGGGGAACTGGTTGGTCTTGTCTTCAGCCAATCATTTCCTTGATGATGTAAAAGATTTATGTGAGTTACAGGGTTGGTACTATCAACATAGAGGAGCAAATTCTGTACCATTAAGACTTTTAATGGCTTTAAACAATTGGGAACATTGGCGTAAAGGAGATTTATTGGGCCATGTAGAGATAAAAAATATATATGAATATTTAGGCACAAATGTTTTACCTGGTTTTAAAACAGGTAAACTTTTACATTCTGAAGATAAATACACCTTAAAAGAATGTATGGAGAAGTATGGATTAATTACAGATAAAGTTTGGTATGAATCTTTTGATGGTTTAGATACCGTCACAGAGAACTACATTCGTAACATGCGGGCGAATGGAGAACAGATAAATAAAAATCCGCGTATAATAATGTCAACAATACATGGAGCGAAAGGAGGTGAGTCCGATAAAGTTTTGCTTATGCAAGATCTTACAAATGCAGCGTTAGAAACTTTTAGTCATGATCCAGATGAATTACATAGATTATTCTATACTGGAGCGACAAGAGCGAAGCGCGAATTGCATGTGCTAGATCCAAAGAACTTTGATCGAGCTTATATACTATGACACACAAAGATATATTTAAAGGGTCAAATTATGACTCATTAGAAAAGCAGGTTGGTGGAAAACACTACCGAGGTATGAAGATTCAGCCAGCAGAATTTATAAACGAAAATAAGTTGCTTTTTGCTGAAGGGAACGCTATAAAATACATCTGTAGACACCAGTCAAAAGGAAAAGAGGAAGATGTGAAGAAGGCAATACACTATTTAGAAATGATTCTTGAGAGGGATTATTCGTGAGAAGCACACAAATACCTCTGTTCACACCTGAAACAGAATGGGTAATGCCAGATGAATTAAAAGATCTGCGCGGAGCCAAAGAAATAGCAATAGATTTAGAAACTAATGATCCACATTTAAAAGAGTTAGGCTCTGGTAATGTGACCGGAAAAGGGCACATTGCTGGCGTTGCGGTGGCCGTAGAGGGCTGGTCAGGCTATTATCCTATACACCACGAGCAAGGTGGTAATATGGATAAAAAATTAGTTTTAAATTGGTTAAAAGACCTGTTTAATCAAGAGGATACAACCTTCATTTTTCACAACGCTATGTACGATATTTGCTGGTTAAGGTCAGCAGGACTGACCATAAAAGGACCCATAATGGACACGAT